GTAAACACATAAACTTAAATTTTAAACTCTAAAAACTATAAATTATGTCAACGAACATTGATGCAATCCGAGCTCGCCTTAACAAATTGCAAGGCACTCAAAAGACAGCCGACAGTCTATGGAAACCCTCAGTCGGAAAACACCAATTGCGTTTAGTACCTTACAAATTCAACAAGGAAATTCCTTTTATTGAATTGTATTTTCACTACAACATCAACAACAAATCTTATCTCTCACCAGCTTCTTTCGGAAGACCTGACCCAATTGTAGAGTTTGCAGACAAACTTAAAAGAATGGGTGGTAAAGATGATTATCGTGAAGCTAAGAAGATGGAGCCAAAATTAAGAACTTTTGTGCCAGTAATCGTAAGAGGATTGGAGCATGAAGGAGTTAAGTTTTGGGGATTCGGTAAAACCGTTTATCAAGAATTATTAGGTTATTTTGCAGACCCTGATTATGGTGATTTATCTCATCCATTGAATGGTAGAGATATCGTAGTAGATTATACTGCACCAGAAGGTGGGGCATCTTATCCAACAACAACTATTAGAGTAAAACCTAACTCTACTAAATTGCATGATGAAGATTCTAAAATCAGAGAGTTGTTGGAAAACCAAAAAGACATTACAACTATTTATTCTGAATTATCTTACGATGAGTTAAAGAAAATTTTGGAAAATTGGTTAAGTGGTAACACTACCGATGATACTGAAACATCTGCAACTCAGGAGACAGTTGTTGCTAAATCCGAACAATCAGTAGCTGATTCGTTTGATTTTGATTCTAAACCTCATCAATTAGATGAAGTTGCGGAAACACCAAAAGCACAACCAAAAACATCTGATTTACCCTGGGATGATGAAAAACCAGCGGTAGCTAAAACTACTCAACAAGTAGCAGATGCATTCGAAGATTTATTCAAATAATATAGATTATGGCAAAAACCGATTTAGCAGACATCCTGGTCGATAGTCTGAATAAAAAACAAAAAGACCAGAAAATCGCCTTTTTCTTAGATGATGATTCCGAAGGAGCTCCAACCAATGTGAATGGTTGGATTTCCACCGGAGCTGCTATGTTAGATGTTGCTATCTCTAACCGACCTTATGGTGGAATACCTGTTGGTAGAATTACCGAAATAACAGGTTTGGAACAAAGTGGTAAATCACTTCTTTCTGCACACCTTTTGGCGGAAACTCAAAAGCAAGGTGGTATTGCAGTATTGATTGATACTGAAACTGCGGTAAGTAGAGAATTCTTTGATGCTATTGGAGTAGATGTATCAAAACTATTGTATGTAAATGTTGATACGGTAGAAGATATATTTGAAACAATAGAAACAATTATTGAAAAGGTTAGAGAAAAAGATGCACAAAAATTGGTAACAGTTGTTGTGGATTCAGTAGCAGCGGCTTCTACTAAAAAAGAAATTGAATCAGATTACGATAAAGATGGTTACGCAACTGATAAAGCGATTATCATTTCTAAGGCAATGAGAAAGATTACCAATACAATTGGAAGACAGAAAATCGCAGTTATCTTTACAAATCAATTAAGACAGAAGTTAGGTGTAATGTTTGGTGACCCTTGGACTACAAGTGGTGGTAAAGCATTAGCATTTCACGCTTCAGTTAGATTGAGATTAAAGAATGTTGGTCAAATTAAAATGAAAGTTGGCGGGCAGGATAAGATAGTTGGTATATCAGTAAGGGCGCAAGTTGTTAAAAACCGATTAGGCCCACCACTTCGTTCAGCTGATTTTGAAATCTATTTTGATAGAGGTATTGATAACTATGGTTCCTGGTTAACTGTAATGAAAGAAAACAAATTAGTAAAGCAAGGTGGAGCTTGGTATGAATACACCGATACTGATACCGGTGAGATTATCAAATTCCAATCCAAAGATTTCATTAAAATGATGGTAGAAAAAGAAGATTTGAGAGAGCAGATTTATAAAAAGATTTGTGAACTTACAATTCTTCAGTACAAAAAAGATACCTATGATATTGAAGCTATGGAAGTGGATACTAATTTACCAAATGAGGTAGAATAGATGAGTAATATTTGGGTATTCG